AGGTCTTCTTGATAACGTCCAACCATTCGGGATTGTGAAGGTCAGCGTATGCGTAAGTTATACCGCCCTCGCTGCGCCCTTCCTGTGGGTGCTGAATGTCAAAAGCGTAGCAATTGTAACCAGCCGCCGCCCATGGTTTTAGCGCCTCTGCCGTGTAATCGTACAGGCTCAAAACTATACCTTTGCTCATTTTTGTTCCTCCACAAATATAAAGCCGCCACCGTTGCCTTCGGCGTCGCGGGATATTGCCGCTGTTATTTTCTCGCCGTCTTTTTCCAGCGTAAAGACAGGCCAATCGTGGCCCCCGAATTCGTCCTGTTCAAATTCAAATCCTATGATTTTGAAGCCTACCAATTGGCCATAATATTTGTTCATGTTCATTTTGTTTTCCTTTTCAGTTTCACACGATAATCGCATGGGAAGGTCCACCGATAACGATGGACCCGCGATGCGATTTTAAGCAAAATGAGTGGCACCAGCACCATGAGCAACGATGGCGATAGACTTGGCCGCGATAGATGATCCAACGCACAACTTGCAATCAACACAAGAAACACGCTGGCCAGCCTCTTTTGACGCGGGACAACTAATTTCTTTACCACGCACAATATCAGACAATGACGACACAACGCGGAACGTCCGTTCGCCGCGTGACCACGCATCTTGCGCTTGTTCAACATTGTCCGCGCTTGTCATATAGATATCGGGACGTTGTTCAGCGGTGGCACAGTTTGATTGGTGACTGTATGCGGTGTGTCCTACCGCGTCACTTATGAGACTATCCCAGATATAACTAGGAACGGCCGCTGGATCACCATAGGTGCCCAATCGCACCATTCTGCCACGGCCGAGCGCCGCCATAGCAGGGTAACCCGTAACTGTAGGATAGCCGCCACGCTCAATAGTCTTGTGAACAATGGTTGGACCTTGGCCAAGCACAACATAGCAAGAGCGTTTGATTGCTTGTTTCTTGGTTGGATCATCGGTTGCCATGCCACGGTGTGGACAGTTTCCACAAATAGAATAATCAGCGCCGCACTTGCTAGCGTCCGTTGGTTTCATGCCATCCACCATGATATATGTCTGAACCATGGTGCCTGTCTTTTTGTTGCGCTTAGAATAGGTCGCAACGACGACAATAGGCGTGTTGTCGATAAGTGAAGGACCACGATAGATAATTGCTGAATTGTTCATTTTGTCTCTTTCGTTAAGTTGTTTTGCGTTATGTTGTTGCAGATTTACTGGACTAATAATCAAGCGGAACTGACATTGTCCAAGCAATCATTAGGAACATGTAACCAGCACCAAAGAGGCTCAGTGCTCCAATTAGATCAGTGACGAACCAAAGTATTTTACGTCGTGATGTGTTGGTCATTCTTAAAGTCTCCTAAAGTTGTTTCAGATTTACTGTACTTATAAGACCCATATCATGTTTTAATTGTCAATAACAAAAAAACAGTGGTGTGCGTTTGTGTCTAGCATATTGAAAGCATTAGACAAAACAAGCGCAACCGCTGCTCTTTGGTGTGATTTGGTGTGCCAAAGTGGTGCGATATTGTGGCGCATCATGCGGTGAACATGACGCCCTATAGTCCAGAACCCCTGCAAACTAGGGCGCAAGTGACACAAGCAAGCCTAGTGTGCCCAATAGTGTGACCAAAACAGCCAGCAGATCACCCGCCAGCCCAGAGCGAAAACATTTTTGCATCATCGTCTCCAGGCTAGAGGGGGGTCGAGGGGGTATCGGTGTGTGCGCGGGGGGACAACACTGCATACGAATCTTTAGCAACTTTTGAAGACCTAAGTTTCTCTACCGTAACTTCCCCAGCTTAACTCGTAGTGCGGTCCGTCCTTGAAGCTTGTCCAATCGCCACCCCAGACGACATCAGTCTTTAGTTCGTCTGCCGCCTTATCGAAGGCTCTGTTGATCTCTTCGTACAACGGCCACTCCCAACGGGCAGACCCTCCTATGAAGGCGTAAATATCGGTAGCATGTCCTGTGAGATGACGACTGTTCATCGTAGTGCTGACACCACGCTTGACGTATTCACGCTGGGTTTCGATATTACGTAGACCTTCAGAGATACCAAAGTCGATAGTGCTGTACTTTAGTGCTAACTCCACCACCTCAATGAGGTCTGGATGCACGCCTTGAAGGCGCTCATAAGAACGCTTGGATAACTTAAACATTTTAGATTTCCTATTAGTGGTGACGGGTGGAGGTCCAAACCTCTGTGCGTTCACCATTACGTTTGACACCACGCATCTTGCCTATCGGTGCGCCGCCTTCCATGAACTCTAGGAAGTCGTCGATCTCAGCGTCCATACGAGCCTGTATGACGCCTTGTGCGGCTTCGTTGATATCCTGTCCCATAGATCGCTGGTAGTGCGCTACAGCGCCACTCAGAGCGTCTAGGCGGTCATCGTGTCTCAAGGCTCCACGGTCTCTTGTGATGTGTGTTAGTTGGTGCAGTAGGGAGAATGTGTGGTCGTCTGTTTTAGCTTCACGCCGCACCATGTCTTCGTCAAAGACTAGACGGTGTTGTGCCATGACAGGTTCAAGGGTGTCGATGATACGACCTTCCTTTTGACCTTTAGCCCACTCAGATTCCTTAACGGTACATCCGCCCGGCCATATGTTATTCAGGATGGGTTGGAATGCAGTTACCCACATGCCTTGACCGTAGTTCGGCTCGACCTCTACTGTGCTGACATCATACTTACGTGCGTCAACAGCGATACGGGCCATAGCTTCAGCGGGATCGGCAGCGAAACCTCCGACCTGTAGGACGTACATAGTACCTGTGAGGATACCAACGATAGCCCATGCAGTTTCATCCTTACCTCTACCTGATGGATCGACAAAGAGAACCTTAGACTCATACGGTTCCCACTCATTGTCCACAAACAAGGGACGTAATAGATGGTCACCAGAGAAGCCGAGGTTAGGTATGTCTTTAATCAGGTTGTGTTTGTCGTTGTGTCTACCCCACTGCACCGTCAGGGGTGCTTTAAGTGGGTTACAGGACATCACAATGAGGTCTGATTGTCTCAATGGATATCGTTCAGCATCCGATAGAGACGTATCAAGCATGAACTGTAGGGCGAATGAGGCCTTACCCTTGGCTTCAATGTGCAATAACTCTTCGTTTCCAAAGCGACTATCGGTACATTGTCCGTAGGATATCTCTTCATTGTTGAACATACGCTTTAGATATGGAGCTAGGATGTCCACATCGCGTCCTGTCTGTACGTCAGGCAGTATATAGTTCTTTAGTTTATCCATAGATGGGTATCGAACTGGGATCGTAAAGCACCGAAAGCCCATCTCTTTGACCAATGTGTTATAGACTGACTCTTCGGTCTGGGGTGTACCCAAGAAGATGATGTCACCCTTACCGTGTTCGGTCTTAGTGATAGGCACAAAGTCGGACTGTACGATCTTAACGATACGCCGCCGTGCTTCCTCAGTAAGTGAGTTGCGTTCAACTTCAATGTCATCCGCAATCAGTAGTGTCGCACGGGAACCTGTGATCTGACCTGTGATACCTCGGGCCACTACAGAGTATGACTGTGATAGCGAGGCAAATGCCACATCAAACTGTTCAGCCATGTCTCTACGGGTAGCCCCGCTGGCCCTTGGACCCTCCAGTAACCACTGAACAAGCGGCATGGACTGACAGATACCCTTAGTCTGGGCCACAAACTCCTTAGATTTGGAGCCTGTAGCGGAGACAACCATGATCTTTTCGTCACATGGGTTCCGCATTAGACGCCAGATAGCGTAGGCACTAGTGATGTAAGACTTACCAAGGGATCGAAAGCATCGAATGATGTCTTCACGGGGCATACGGTTGAACGATACACGCTCTTCCTCTGTCATAATGTCCGCTTCTGCTGTGTCGATACCGAACTGTAGTCGGTAAGCGATCTCGTACTGGGCAGGAGTAGGCTCCGGGAGACCGAGGTGTTGCCATACGAGGAACAGAAAGTTCCTAAAGTCTTCATAAGCACCCCAAACCTCTTGAGGAAACGACACTTCCCAGTGGGGTTGGTCGCCTTCTAGCATAGGGTTCAGCATATGATTTCCTTTTATGACCTGAAGGGCATGTTCCCGGCGTACTTCTGTAATGAATCGTGGAGTGGTCCTGTGTGGATCATGTCCAGATCGGCTTCAGGTGGGAATGTCTTTAGAAAGTTGACACACGCCGAAACCATAGATGGCGATAGTTCTTCTTGCCCATCAGCAACGATGCTGTTGAGACGCTTCAGAAGGTTATCGCGTAGTGTTTTACTGTCGCTCATTTGGTTGCACCTTTATATTTCTCAAAAGTTCTCATGCCGCCCAAGCCGAGCAGTGAAAGAACTAAAGTCATTAGCTGGTCGCCCTGTAGACTAGGGAGTTCGGCTGGTAACTGCGCGTAAGCGTTGATGAGGCCAGCGAACGGTAAGATGAGGAACTGAT